TGGTTCACCAATGGGCTAGACGATAGCGACATTATTCCTGAAAGGTGGATCAAACTGTGAAGAAATACTTAGAAACTGTAGATGGCGAGATTCGTACAGTATTATCGGATGGCGATGGTGGGATTATTATCCACTCCAAAACCGATTTAACGGATTTTGCAGAGCATACAAAAGCGCAGTACAACAATAATCCTGGCAAAACAGGATGGTCAGGCGAAGTGTTTGACCCAAAGAACAAAATAGCAGAGTTACCACTAGCAATTATTAATGATCTGAACGCTAAAGGCATTATGCGTGGCTTTCATATTCAAGACCCTAAAGCCCTCAAGAAATGGCTAAATGACCCCGATAACAGGGTGTTTAGAACAAGAGGGGGTGAAGTATGAAGATTGCTATTTGTATCCCTGCTAGAGGGCAAATGGAGGTCGCTACAGCGTTTGATTTAGTGGCAATGTGTGCGTATACCATTAAGACCACAAAACACGATATAGACCTGTTTACGAGTGCTGGAACGCTAATATTCGATCAGCGTAATAGCTTGGTAAAAACAGCCTTAGAAGTTAAGGCAGACTATCTATTGTTTGTAGATGCTGATATGAGGTTTCCAAAGGACACACTCAAGATCCTCATGGCTCACGATAAAGATATTATCGGAGTCAATGCGACAACACGATCTGAGCCTGTCAAACCGACAGCCAAAAACTTCAAGATAAGCGAAGTGGATGGATCTGTCGATTGGTTTCCTATTTATTCGAACGCAATGTCAGGAATCAGTAAGGCTGATGGCATTGGCTGCGGAGTAATGTTGGTTAAAACCAAAGTGTTTAAAGCAATGGAAGAACCTTATTTCTACTTTGAGCAACTTGGCAATAATAAGATATTAGGCGAGGATATTTACTTTTGCATAAAAGCAAAGGATGCAGGATTTGATACTTGGGTAGATCACGATCTATCTAAAGGCATCCGGCACATTGGGCAGTATGTCTATGGCTGGGACAACATCGAAATACCAAAAGATTAAGAGAGATTATGGCTTATACAAACTTTACCGATCTCAAAGCATCGGTGGCTAACTACTTAGGTCGATCTGATCTAACAGCAGTTATCCCCGACTTTATTGGCTTTGCAGAGCTACGCATGGCTAGAGATTTACGCACTCGGCAGATGCTAAAGTCAGCTACCGCGCTAACAGTAAGTGGTGATCGCAAAGCAGCCCTACCTACAGACTTTTTAGGGATTCGTGATTTGCACATCCAAGGCAACCCAAGATACCCAATTACCTATATGCCTCCTAGTCAGTTTACTAGGGATGCACCGGCAGACGAAAGTGGCAAACCAATTTATTACACAATTCTAGCAACTGAGTTTGAGTTTGCACCAAAGCCAGATACAGCGTATACATTGGAGATCCTCTACTATGCTAAACCTACTGTATTGTCTACTAGTAATGCAAGCAATGTATTTCTTGCTAATTATCCAGATGCTCTCCTCTATGCCTCTCTTTTAGAAGCAGAACCATACTTAATTAATGATGCAAGAAGTCAGACATGGGCAAACTTGTACGACAGAGCAATTAACAATATATCCGATGCAGACCAAACTGGTGAATATTCGGGTGTTCCATTACAAATGCGCGTTACATCACGATAAGGAAATACCATGGCTGAAATGTCAAACTACCTAGAGAACGCACTAATCAATGCAACTCTACGAGCAACAACTTTTACCTCTCCTTCTGTAGTCTATGTTGGTCTCTATACAGCAGACCCAACAGATGCTGGATCAGGAACAGAGGTAAGTGGTGGATCGTATGCTCGACAATCAGTAACTTTTGGCGCACCGAGCAATGGTGTATCTACAAACTCTGCTGCGGTAGAGTTCCCACAATGCACATCGACTTGGGGAACAGTAAGCCATATCGGAATATTGGATGCAAGCACAAGCGGTAATCTGTACTACCATACTGCACTAGACAGTTCTAAAACAATAGAAACAGGAGATGTATTTAAGATCGCAATCGGTAATCTATCAGTTACCTTAGCTTAATATGTCTACTATTGTTACCAGAGCCGGTAAAGGCTCTCCGCTTACCCATGTAGAGGTAGATGCTAACTTTACCAATCTTAATACAGATAAGGTAGAAAAGACTGCTGCTGCCATCACAGGCGGCACAATCAATGGCACTACTATCGGTGCTACTACCCCATCTACTGTAAACGCTACTACGATTACAGGACAGACAGCTAGATTAAATGGTACTGGGCAAAATTTACTGTTGCGAAGCGAAGATTTTTCTAATGCTTCTTGGGGAAAAACAAGCGTAACTGTCACAGCTAATTCTACGACTGCTCCTGATGGAACTACAACAGCAGATACTTTGGCGGCAACTGCTACGGATAGTGCTTGCTTTCAAGGTGTAACAACATCAAGCGTTGGTTTAACTTATACATTTAGTGTTTATTTACGGGCTGATTCTGCAACCAACATAAGCATAGCTTTTTACGATACTCCAACCTACAATGTCACACTAGCCGCTTGTGCAGTAACAACAAGCTGGCAACGATTTTCAGTAACTCGTACACTAGCTTCAAGTGCAACTGGAATACAAGCAACTATTGGTGGTAATAACACATTTAGCACAGGCGAAAGTGTTTACGCTTGGGGCGCACAAGTAGAAGTAGGCTCAACAGTCAACACCTACATCCCCACAACCACTACAGCAGTCTACGGAACTCCTACCCTATCCTTTAGTGGAGTATCTACTATTGGACTAGAATCTAATGGTGCTTTATTTGTACAACCAGCAGGAACAGGCGCATTACAAGCACAAGCTACTACATCTACTACAGCAGGTGGTAATGCTAGGGGTGCTAATGCTGTTGATTGGCAGACAAGTAGAAGTGCGGCAGCAACTAGAGTTGCAAGCGGGGCTGTTGCAACAGTATTAGGCGGTACAAATAATTCAGCAACTGGCTTTGCTTCAGTTACTTGTGGTGGTGATAGCAATCAATCAACTAATACTTATTCTTTTATTGGGGCTGGTGCGGCAAATGCTGCATCGGCTCATTATTCAAGCGTAGTTAGTGGGTACTCAAATAGTGCAACTGGTCGTTTCAATTTTATTGGTAATGGTTATGCTAATTCTGGAACAGCCAATGCCGCAGTAACTACTCAATCCGCAACAATGAATGGTACTACGGCTGTAACACTTAGTGGTTCAAACGCAAGCATTAAAGTGGGGCAATTAATTACTGGTACAAGCATTAATAATTTTCCTGATACCTATGTATCCGCCATATCAGGAACAAGCCTTACCCTTTCCCAAGCCGCATCAGGTTCATCTACAAGCACTCTATCTTTCTTTACTCCTCATGGAGTAGTAGTAGGCGGTGGTAATAACCAAGCTACAGGTAGTTATTCATTTATCGGTGGTGGTGGTGATGCTGGTACTGCAGCTAATAGGAATGTGGCTAGTGGGGATTATAGTTTTGTTGGTGGCGGTAGAGGAAATCAAGCAACTGGAGCTGCCAGTACAATTAGCGGTGGTGGTTTTGACGGTTCAAGTACATTAGGAAATACTGCAAGTGGAACAGGGGCTACTATTGTGGGTGGAGGTCAAAATCTTTCATCTAGTTTCTTTACTACCGTTGGAGGAAGAAATAACACCGCAAACGGAAACAGAAGTACCGTATTTGGTGCGGGAGGAATAACTAGAAGTATTCGTGGTTATTATGTATTTGCTGCCTGTCAAGACCCAATTTCAGGAACACAAGGAACTTCTCAAGCCGCTTTATTGGTTCTTGCTCGTCAAACCACAGATGCAACCGCCACCGAATTAACATCAAATGGTAGTGCGGCTTCAGGCGATAACCAAGTAATACTACCTAACAACTCTGCTTACTTCTTTACTGGTGAAGTTGTATCAGGAAAGACTGCTGCTGGAGATACTAAAGGCTGGACTATTGAAGGTGTAATTAAACGAGGTGCTAATGCTGCATCTACGGCTTTAGTTGGAGTTCCTACAGTAACCTCTACCTATGCAGATTTGGGCGCAGCAACATGGGATATTGCAGTAACAGCAGACACGACCAATGGTGGAATACGAGTTACCTTTACAGGGCAAGCGGCAACGACTATTCGTACAGTTTGCCAAATCCGCACAACCGAAATGACTTTCTAAGGAGATTTACATGGCACTCAAGCTCGCTGTTCAAACCCAATTTGGCGTACCAGCCCCACAAGCCTACGCTAGAATTACTAACTTCTTTGGCACTAAAGACCAAATCCAAGTCCAAGTGGCTATTCATTATGACGAGTCGGCAAGGCATGGCAATATGGCTACAGTCAAAGAAAACGCACACTACATCAACATGGAAGATTTAAAGGGCGACTTAATCCCTGCAATCTACGAGGTTCTAAAGACTTATAGCGATTACGAAGGCGCAGAGGACTGCTGATGGCTTTTGCAGACCAATATGTCGTATATGGATATTGGGATACAGGATATTGTGTAGGTGATGTAACACCTACAGAGGCAAGCGCATCTATAGATGGTGTTTGTTCTGTAGTTAGTAGCGCGATTAGACTTCGGCTTGCTAATGCTAGTATTACTAGTACAGCTTTAGTAAACTCAAGTTGTATCAGAATAAGAGACTTTAGTGGTTCTATATCTGCTAGTGCAACAATAACAGCAGATGTAATTAGACAAAGACTAGCAAACTGTGAAGTTCTATGTGTAACGACAGTTAGTACACTTGGCAATGTAGACTTTTCTGGCAACGCTAGTGTTAACGCATTAGCCAACATAGCGTGTTATGCAAACGCAGTATTTTCTGCTTTAGGTTCTGTTTCTAACACTTCTACAGTAAGTTGCCTAGGCAGAATATTAGGCGATAATTGGACAGGCGAGACAGCAGAAACAGAGGCTTGGACAGGTATAGCACCTAGTACGACAGTTTGGACAGTATCATCGGAAGGTTCAGAACCTTGGACAGGAACAACACCAACATCGACTACTTGGACTACAAGTTCTGGTAGCAATAATTCATGGGTAAATAATTAATGGCAATCAGCAGAATAACATTCGGAGAATGGACACCAGATCAGCCAGGCATTACTAATGGTCTTAGGAGAGCAGAGAATGTTTACTCCAAATTAGTTGGGTATGGTGCATTGCCTACAGTAGTAAATTACTCGGCATCCGCATCCGAAAACCTAAACAATGTAGTGGCAGGCAAAACAACTGTAGGAGCTACATTAGTATTTGCTGGTGGTTCTACAAAATTATTTAAGTTAGATTCTGCGGATTTGTCTTTAGACAATGTGTCAAAATCTGGCAACTATACGACACCTACAGATCAACGATGGAAGTTTACGCAGTTTGGTAATGTCATTGTTGCAGCTAATGGATTTGATAGATTACAAGGATATAACCTAAATACTTCTACATTGTTTGATAACTTAGCAGCAGATGCACCAGAAGCACGATATGTAACAGTAGTGCGAGACTTTGTAGTATCAGGCTATCAGTCTAGTTATCCAAACAGGGTTCAATGGTCAGCATTGGGAGACGAGTCCTCTTGGACAGCTTCCGCTACGACCCAAGCAGATTTTCAAGATATTCCTGATGGTGGCTCTGTGGTCGGTGTTACAGGTGGTGAATATGGTCTAGTCTTTATGGATCGTTCTATTCATCGGATGTCTTATGTTGGTAGTCCTCTTGTATTCCAGTTCGACAACATTAGTCGTAATTTAGGATGCTACGAGGCTAACTCTATTATTCAGTATGGTGGAACATCCTTCTTCTTAGGTGATGATGGCTTCTATGCTTGCGATGGACAAAATGTAGTGCCAATTGGTAACGAGAAAGTAAACCGATTCTTTTTTGACAATGTAGACGAAGGTACTTTGTACCTTATGTCGGCAGCAGTAGATCCAACAAAGAAGTTGATTATTTGGGCATATGCCTCTAATAGTTCTGCAACACCTGATAGTTTGTTAATCTACAACTATCAGACTCAGCGTTGGACTAGCGGAACAACTACTGTAGATAGAATCGCATCAACTTCTACACCTGCGGTTACATTAGAAGGTATGGATACATACGGAACATTAGAAACAATCCTTACTAGTTTTGATAGTCGTGTTTGGCTTGGTGGCAGATTACAGTTAGCCGGTGTGGATGGTGCAAAGATTGTTACCTTTTCAGGTGCTAACGCTACAGCTTACATAGAAACAGGTGATATAGAAGTGCCAGGATCTACATCCTCTATCACAATGGTTAAACCTATCGTAGATGATGGATCTGGAAGCGTGGCTTTGCTATCTCGTAGGCTTTTAACAGAGTCCACAGTATTTGGATCTCAATCAGCAGCAGATGCCGAAAATAGAGTGTCTGTGCGTGGTATTGGTCGCTATCATCGTCTACAATTAACCCCTACAGGTAGTTGGACATCCGCAGTCGGAATGGACATCGATTTAAGCCCTCTAGGAACTAGATAATGTTTAGAGCATTACCCCCATTTGGTAGTGATCCTCGTGGAGTAGCCGAGGTAGTCAATGGGATTATGAATGGCAAAACCAACAATACAGGGTCGGTAACTCTAGCAACAGGTGGCGCATCTACGACAACGATTACAGATGCTCGTATTGGTGTAGATTCTGTCATTCTGTTGATGGCTACAGACGATGTATCAGCTACATCGTATTACCCTTATTTAGCGGTACAAGACGATACAGATCAAGCAGCAACAACAACATCAGCAGCCAATATTATGTCGTTTAGCACTACAGACTATGCATTAGGTGCAAGTCTAGTAACGAATACGAAACTAACAGCAGGTTACTCTGGACTCTATAACATTCAGTTTAGTGTGCAGTTTAAAAGCACAGTTAATGATCCTGAGTTTGTAGATGTATGGTTTATAAAAAATGGTACTAATGTAGCAGCATCAAACAGTAAATTTGGTATCTCACAAAGAAAAAGTGCAGGCATTCCAAGTCATATGATTGGCTCATTAAACTTTTTTATTGGTTTAGAGAAAAACGATTATGTAGAGTTAGCTTGGAGACCATCTGATATTGGTGTAACGATTGAGCATTTTGGTACAGATACTTCACCTACTAGACCAGCAACACCTAGCATCATAGCCACAATGAGTTATCTATCATCAAATGGCTATACCAGTAATCTTTTTACAATGCCTTATATATCAGCAGTAACCAACGGAAGTGCCACTATTAGCCATCCAGCTAATACAGTATCTGGCATGACTCATAAATACATCATCGTAGGATAAAACTATGGCAACAACCACAAGCACATCGTCAATTGATCCAGCATTACTTCCATACCTTACCCAAGGTTTGCAGAGGGCGCAGAGTCTGTTTCTTACAGGTCAGCAACCAGAGTTCTTTCCTGGTCAGACCTATGTAAGCCCATCTGCTGCGACTACTGAGGCTATTGCCCAACAGGAAGCTATTGCTCGCCAACAGTCTCCTGTTCTACAACAGGCTCAACAGGCTTATACATCATCTTTAGGTCAAGTCGGACAGACTGCTGCTGGTGGATTCTTAAATGCGAATCCTTATCAACAAGCGATGATGGAGGCAGCGACTCGCCCATTAACCCAACAGTTTAGCCAAACAGTATTGCCAGGCATTTCGAGCCTTTACAGTCGATCTGGTCGATTGGGTAGTGGTGCTATGGAAAGAGCCTTGGGAACGGCTACAGAGGCTTATGGGCGGTCTCTAGGGGATATTACAGCCAATATCGCAGGCACACAGTATCAACAAGAAAGAGGATTACAGCAACAGGCTCAATTAGCCCAAGCTCAGTTAGGTGGTTTAGCACCTAGCTTTTATAGTCAACAGTTCCTACCATCGCAGACATTGGCTCAAGTTGGCGCGCAACAAGAGGCAATCGCAGCACAACCTCTACAAGAGCAATTGGCTCGTTATCAATTCGGACAACAGTTGCCCTATCAACAACTTCAAGGCTATTTATCGTCTGTCTATGGCACTCCATTAGGTCAATATGGCACACAGACAACCACTGCCCCTACCTTTCAAAATCGTGGAGCAGGTGTGCTTGGTGGTGGTATAGCTGGGGGTCTAGGTGGTTATGCACTAGGTCAAGCGTTCCCACAAATCGGTGGTACTTATGGCGCATTAGGCGGTGCAGCACTCGGTGGATTGCTTGGAGGCGGTTTCTTCTGATAATAGAAAAACTAACACTACATCGTTTAGAGGAGTTTTTTGATTTAGTTACCAAGATGGTAGCCGAGGCAGAGTTTTCTTACGCAATACCAGAAAAGCACAAGATTCTACATTTATTTAAGAATCCTAATGCAGTCGGATTTATAGCAATAGAGAATGACAAGATTGTTGGATTTATATCTGGTCTAGCCCATGAGTATTTCTTTAGTAATCGTAAAAGAGTCAGCGATCTAGGGTTCTTTGTTTTACCTGAATATCGAGGTAGTAGAGTGGCACTTAAACTAGTAAAATCATTAGAAACATGGGCTAAAGATATGGGTGCAGATGATCTGCATTTAGGACAAACAACAGCAGTAGATATGGATAAAACCAGACAGTTTTATGAGAGACTAGGTTATAAAACTGTTGGCTTTAATACAGTCAAACACTTAAAGGATTAATTATGTGTGGCGGAGTCGTAGAACAAGTTGAAAAAGCTGTTGTACAGCCCATAGGACAAGGATTGGCAGATTTAGATAAAGCTACTGGGTACAACATGGAGATTGTTGCACCACTTGTTGTTGCAGCAGTTGCAGCACCATATTTAGCACCAGCATTAGCAGAAGGCGCAGTAGCAACTGGAGCAGCATCGGCAGCCGAGGCAGCAGCAGCGTTAGAGGCAGCAGCATTAGCAGAAGGCGCAACTACAGCAGGTATGGTCGGTGCAGCAAATACAGGATTGCCGGTAGGAACAGCAACACTTGGTGGAACAGTTGGAGCAACAACTGGTGGCGCACCAATATTTGATTATTCATCAGAAGTTGTTTTATCTCCTGGCGGTAATTATGTGCCTGCAACCACATTGCCTACAGAAATGGCTTTAATAGATGCTGAGATTGCAGCAGCAGCAAAAGAATTACCTACAAGAATATCTCCTATGCAAGCTCTACAAGGCTTACGAGGTGCAAGTGGCTTATTAGGTGGTGGTCAGCAACAACCACAACAACAAATGCCACAAATGCAGATGGGCGGTAGAACACAGATGCCACAAGGCAATGTTGATTACTCTGGCATTTATAACTTATTGGCTTTACAAAAACCAAGAAATCCAAATTCTTTACTAGGATAAAACATGGCAATTGATCTATCTACTTTATTCGGTCAGCAACAAGACTATTCGCAAATTCTTAGTCCTGCCGAGCAACAGCGTATTCAGTCCAATGCAGGACAACAAGCCTTGTTAAATTCTGCTATTGCTTTACTGGCGCAGTCTGGACAAACAAGACAACCTATTAGCACAGGACAGTTATTTGGTAGCGCATTAGGCGCAGGCATGGAAGGCTATAACCAATCGTTTGACAGAACGCTAAAGCAGATGATTACAGGTATGCAGTTAGAGGACTTTAAGCGTAAGCGTCAAGCACAAGAGATGGCTCGTCAGGCAGTATCTCCTCAACCTGTTCCTATTCCTATGGCTACAGGTCAAGGATCTCAATTAGAAATGTTGTCTCGCCCTGAGTTTGGTGGTGGAATGGCTGATGTAGAAACAGTTGGCGCATTAAGAGCAAACTTACCAACAAAGCCACAGGTAGACATTAATAAACTTATCCAAGCAATTTCTGTAGTAGATCCTGTAGAAGCTGCTAAGTTAATGACAAAAGAACCAAAAGAATCATTTAGACCTTTAACAACAGAAGAAAAGAAACAATTTGGATTACCACAAGATCAATCATTCCAAATTAGTTCGTCTGGAAAAATAGATCAAGTTAGCAGAGGTGAATTAGTAAAAAATGTTATTGGTGATAAAGGCAATACTGAATTAGAAAAACTTGATGCACAACAAATTTCTGCAATGTCTTCTAAAACTATTGCTTCTAGAGAATTTGCAAACAATGCAGCAGCAATTAACAATTTATTAAAAGGTGCTGGTGGTGGTGTAACAGTAAAAGTTGGAGCAGATCTTGCTACAGCCCTTGGTTTACCAAGTCAAACAGCAGATGCTAACGCATTGGCAACGGCATTGCAAACAAGAGCAGCTACACAGGTTAGGGCTGCTGGTTCTGGCTCTACATCTGATTTAGAATTTAAAGCATATTTGTCTGTATTCCCATCTTTAATGAATTCAGAACAAGGTAGAGCATTAATGGCAAAAGGATTACAAGCATTTGCTGATAGAGATGCTTTAATTGAGAAAAAAGCAAGAGAATTATTTAGAGACAAAAACTATAGTGGGCAAGCAATTGCTGAATATGATCGCAGTTTAGGATCTGTATTAGGCGAAGAATTTAAGCCATTTTTAGGTCAAGCTGGAACAGCACAAAGACGAGACCTGAGAACACCTACACCTAAACCATAATAGGAACAAGCATGGCTGAAAATGCAAAAATTGTAAAGCTGGTAGATGGAACAGAAGCTATGTTTGATATTACTACATCTTTATCAGACATAGACAAAAGATTATCAGCAGAAGGTCTGCCAGCAAGGGATACAAAAGTAAAACCTTTTGCAGAAAGAGGTGCTATAGATACTGCTATGGCAAAGATTAATTTGCCTATTGTGCAAGGTGTTACAGGTGTTTTAGGTTTGCCAGCACTTATTCAAGAAGGATTACAGTTAGGTGCAGAAAAAATCTCCCAAGCAGTAATGGGCAGAACTCCAGAGCAAACAAGAGCAGGCAGACCAATCGCTACATTACCTACACCAGTACAAATGCAAAAAGCTGTAGGCGAATATATCCCTATGCAGAGGGCTGAGAGCTTTCCTGGTCAATTAGCGCAAACAGCAGTACGAAATGTAATGTCTGCTCCTGTTCCTGGTGCTGTACTGCCATCATTATTAG